AGGGCTGGATACACCGGTTCAATGAAGGTCCTCAGCACAGCTGCCAGTAGATTGGTGGATGATGCTGTAGTCCTTGCTGAGTTGGCTAACCTCAAGATAGCAGCGGACGCTGAGGCCATTGTCGATTACGACCGAGTGACGAAATACCTCGATGAGATCCTAAGCATCAGCCTTGCTGACTTCATAGATGACAACGATCACTTCATCCCGCCTAGCAAATGGACGCCGGCCATGAAGGCATCTGGCGTTAAGATGAAGATGAGACGCGAGCGCAACCGTCGTCGAGACCGAGAGGAGGGCGATGACGAATGGCAGGAGGAGACTCACATCATTGAGATCGAGCTGCCTAGGCGTGACCGCATTGTAGAGATGCTTGGGAAGCTGAGGCACGTCGGTGCATTCTCCACTATCGTAGAGACACAAGGCACTGGCGGGCGCGAGAAGTGGTTGAAGGATCGAGCAGAACGCGAGGCATCTAATCGAGGTATGCCGCCTTCTCCTGCTGATCCAAGTTTAAAGGGGGCGTGAGTGAAGTATAAGCCACGAATCTTCTTTAAGTTTGGCAGATGGCATGTGTCATATGGGCAATATGGGGACTGGTGGAACAGGCGGGCGATGATCTTTGCGCGTTACTTAAATGACTGTTTGGGGGTGATATGAGAGACAACGGACACAAGCTTAACTGCGAGTGCGGGCAATGCCCACCGGGTGAGGTACCGATCTGGAGGGACCTCCTGGACTACATCATCTTGATGCACAAAGGGAAGCGAGTACTCATTATGATCGTTGTGTACTACGCGATCCTGCAGATGGTGATGTATGCTTAGATGGACCCCGTGGGCGACAGGTTTATTCTTAGTTGGAGTGCTCTTGTTTGTCGTCTTCCTAGGCGGGTGCTCCACGAATATGTGGGTGCCAATAGGCGAGCGTACCGTATTCTATAGCGGTAAGCCTGAGGTGGTCATGTGTTACATGAAGCGACCGACTGGCCTCGAGGTGCGATGTGATCGTATACAGTAGGCCACCGAACTACGACAAGATACTCAAGGCATTCCCGCAGGCAGCGAACAGCGGTATGTTCTTCACGTACTACCCTGACATCTACATCCCCGATCACTCGCATATGTCGGCAGCAATACTGGCTCACGAGAAGGTGCATCTCAAGCAGCAGCATGCATTTGATGTAGCCTTGAACGACCCGGATGATGATGGTGTTGAGGCTTGGTGGGACCAGTACATCATTTCGGACCTATGGCGCTTCGAGCAAGAACTCGAGGGACATCGCGCCGAGTACCAATGGTGGCGCACATACAAGCCTGCGGCACGCACACGCAACCTACATCTGATAGCCCTGAGGCTGTCATCGCCGCTGTACGGATCGCTACGCACATACGAAGAGTGCTTGCGACTGATCATGCGACGCGGTCACAGTGCTAATAGAGGTTAAGCCTAACTGGAAAAAGCTTGAAGCACTCTACGCACCAACGCCCGACGAAGTCTTTGACTCCTACTCGAGTGACGAACAAGAAGCACTGATCACCGATCACTTCCATGAGTACGCCCCTCGCAATCTAAAGATCCGCGACAAGGACGGCGCACTAGTGCCGTTCAAGATGAATAAGTCGCAGCTCTACCTGCATTGGATACTACAAATCCAGAAGCGTAAGACTGGTCGCAACCGTGTGATCATGTTGAAGGGTAGACAGTGGGGCGGCTCAACATACACTGAGGCTTGGTTCTACCATGAGACCACCAAGCGATTCGGGTGCAACACATTCATATTCTCTCACGAGGACAAGTCCACACGTACGCTGTACGAGATGGTCGAGCGCTTTCATCAGCACGACGACCCACACCTGAGGCCGGTCACCGGTAAGAGCAATGCGCAAGAGCTGGTGTTCCCTCTACTCGACAGCAAGTACGAGATGGCAACAGCGGGGAAGAAAGATGCAGCGAGATCCAAACGTATCACCCTACTACACTGGTCGGAGATGGCATCCAGCCCAAACGCTGATGGGCATAAGAGGGGTCTACTACAGACCGTCCCTGATAAGGACGGTACGGCTATCGTCAAAGAGTCTACTGCCAATGGCGTCGGGAACACATTCCATGAGGACTGGCTCGACGCAATCAACCCGGAGACCGGATGGGACGAGATAGGGATCTTCGTGCCGTGGTACTGGCACGAGGAGTATCGAAGAAAGGTACCAGAAGGGTTCGAAAGAAGCCCAGAGGAGCAGGAGCTAGTTGCTCAGTACGAGCTGGACGACGAGCAATTGATGTTCCGGCGTTGGAAGACGCGCACTATGAAGGGCGTGGTCGGCAACAGGGCCGACGCGTTCAAGCAAGAGTACCCAATGAACTGGCAGGAAGCGTTCCTTTTCTCAGGGAGCAACCGGTTCAGGGCAAGCGATCTGAAGGAAGCCGAGAAGCACCTGCGGGATCCGCTCGCGGTGTATTCGGTCGACATGAGCGAGAAGCCGTTCAAGATAGTACACAACCCACGCGGCGAACTCTCCATCTACGAGATGCCCAACAAGCAAGAGCGGGGTCTGTACGGGATCGGAGCTGATGTAGCGAAGGGCTTAGAACACGGCGACGACAGTGTCGGATGCGCCGCAAACATGGTAACAGGGGAGACGGTATGGGAATGGTCAGGAAAGATACCAAGTCATGAGTTCGGTGACCTCCTTAACTTTTTGGGACACTGGACGGGGCAACGAGTTGAGATCTGTGTTGAGACAACTGGAGGATATGGTGATAACACTGTCAAACAACTACAGCGACTCCATTACTCTCACCTGTACTACACCGAACGACGTAATCGAGATGGCAGCTCAGAGCGGCGAGTTGGTTTCGACACAACTAAGAATTCGAAGCCTAGGCTCATTGCTGAACTCGATGAAGACCTGATCAACGAACCCCATGTCATCGTTAGCAAGAAGACGTGGGTTCAAATGGGTACGTTTGTGCGCAAATTCAACGAGACCAACCCACACATGGCACCCAAGGAAGAAGCGCAGAATGGTAAGCACGACGATCACGTGATCGCCCGGGCGCTAGCATCACTTCTCTACCATAGGAGAACGCCTCGAGCAGTAGGCAAGAAAGAGAAGGTACGCAAGCGCATCATCGCTGCTACCAAGTCTGGCCTACACCACGGTGAAAAGCTATACCGATCATTCCAGGCCGCGACTAACGCGGCAGGACCTGTACTGGTCAAGCCAGCTCGAGAGCAGCTGGATGAGATACGAACAGTTGATGATATGAAGCGTGCTGTGCAGCAGCTGAGGGAAGACAGTCCCATCAAGGCGCACAAGCCACACACTGATGTCTCGGTACCGGATCTGCCGGCGAGACGACAACCAAGAAGATTAGGGGGTTAAGCGATGACAGAACAGCCAAAAACTGAAGAAGTGGGTGTTAAGGAGGAAGTTATCCTTGATGTGTTACCACCGCAAAGCGACTGGGAGTGTCGTCTGGTTGAAGCCAGCTTGACGTTCCGTCCCAATAAGGGCGACGAGCCTAACCGATTTCACATGCTCATGCATCGGTTGGTCTTTGGGTTCCGATGGAGCAAGGTCAATGTGGGGTCCTGAGGTGGAAAAGCGTTACGAACCCATAGGAAGCAGTTGTGTGTTTCCACAGCTGAAGAACTACGTCGTAGCCGGCCAGACATACTGTGGCACGACCGCGATGATGTTGGCTCTGATGTCTGGCGGCATCAAGGGACACTATCGCACGCTGAAGCACCCCGACCGCGCCTACCCTTACCAGGTGTTCGAGGCGATGGGTGGGAAGCTTAAGTACGGTTCCGTGCTGGGCAACGTGGTCAAGCAGTTCGACTCAACGCTGGTGGACAACATACCACGGCAGATCACCAACATACACGTGGTGTACATGGTGCGCGACTACGACGCTAGGCATCTGGCTCACCCGCAAGAGCCAGCCTCTCTGAGGGACTACTGGGACAAACACTTAACCAGCATACAGCGTATCTCCCAGGATGATCGCGTAGCTCAGCTGGTGGTGATTGACTTCGATCAGATGATCGATGATCCCGAGAAGATCTTCTCCATGCTACTCGAGCGTGGATGGGACATAGACTCACAGCTTGCATGGCAGAGTATCAAGAAGAGCTTGAGGCACGGAAAGATCGGTTGGCCCAACCTAATCAACCATCCTGCCGTCACTGTCGAGGAAGACAAGGTAACAGTAGCTTCCGCGTTAGATAAACCAGTAGTGTACGACGCACCAACTGACGCCGCGTCTCTCCGCATTGTTAACAAGTGGCTGAAGAAGAGAGCGCGTATCGCGTGATTAGGATTGCACGTGAGAACACTACGCAATTCTTTGAGTGTGACTGCGGCAACCGTGCGTTCGAGCTGAGGTTCCTTGACCACAAGGTCAACATGCCAAGCAACGGAGGCGGTGTGCTCGACCTTTACTGTTACGGGTGTAACAAAACTTATTCAATCGCCGGCATCATAGCTGTAGTGGCTCGCTGGCTCATCAAGAGGTATGGCCGTGGCCGTTGCATCAGCGCAGCAAGCAAAACAACTTAAGAGCATCGCCCAGCAAGATGGCGGGTTGCAAGCCGCGGAGGTGCGCATACTTAGCCTAAGGTCCGATGGCATTGGGGTCAAAGCCATTCAACGCAAAACAACTTACCCCCAATGGTTCATCGACAGGGTGCTACTTGTCTAACAGAGGAGAGAACATGCGAGACAAATCCATTATTAAAACCGGATCAGGACCAATCAGACCTCCTTTCCAAGGTGGCGGTGGCGATGCACGCATTGCAGACGCAGGTGGCTTCGGTATGATGGGCGTTAAGCCTGGAACCATTAGCGGTGGCGGTGGAGACGGATGGGGTAAAGGTGGTGCTGGTCTTGTCATTGACACTATTCCTGTCCCATGTATCGGAGGCATTGAAACTGTCATTGGTGGAGGCGACCCCGAAGGTCCTTAATGGCTCAAACAGCAGGTGCGCTCGGATTACTAAGTTATAACTTCGATAAGCGACCCGCACAGCATGACGCCCAGCAAGAGGGCGGACCTGAAGGCGCTAAGCCATCGCGTCCCAAAGCGCCCGATGAGGACATGTTCGCCAAGCTTAGCGAGAAGGCTAAGACCGTCGGTGATGACCTCGGCGCAAAGTTACAGAACAGATATGATGACTGGCTTCAAGCCCGACGCTGGATCGAGGATGACTGGCTCCAGTGGGTTCGTGCTTACCATGGGTTGTACGAATACAATGAAAGCGAAAGGCTGCAGCCGAACCAGTCCAAGGTATTCGTACAGCTCACTCGAATGAAGACGGACACCAGCTACAATCGCATCTGCGATCTGATGCTGGGGACCGAAGACCACTGGGACCTCAAGCCCTCGCCTATGCCAGACCTGAACAAGGAAAGGCGCGAAGAGATCAAGCAGATGATCGTCAAGCAGATGATGGTCACCCCAGAGATCGGTGGCATGAGCGGCAATGAACCAGACGAGGAGGAGTTGGACAAGGTCGAAGAGGAAGTAGCTAAGAAGTCTGCCAAGCGCATGAAGATGACCATCAAGGACCAGCTTGAATTCGCTAGGTACCGCAGACGTTTCAGACAGATGGTGTTTGAGATGTGTGTGCTTGGTACTGGAGTATTCAAGGGGCCAATGATCGGCATCGAGACGCGCCCTAAGTGGGTGCGCATGAAGAAGATGGACGACGACAGTGCGTTCACTTGGGACCTCAAAGAAGAAGAGAAGATCCTACCAAAGATCGATGCGCCGTCTCTGTTTGACGTCTACCCAGATCCTTACGCCTTCGAACAAGAGAAGAGCCAGGGTGTATTCGAACGACACGTGATGCTGTTGCACCAGGTTGAAGAATTGGCCGAACAGCCATACTTCATTAAGGAAGCCATCGAGGATTTGCGCGAGAAGTATCCCGAGGGCAACCACTGGGAAACTTACACCGACATCGAGCTGCGCTGGGTGTCAAATCAGAACGCATACGCAGGAGGGCAACAGAGACGCTATGATGTTATCGAATACTGGGGATGGCTCACCGGTCTAGACCTTCAACAGGCAGGCCTCGAGACCGAGGACATCGAACCGAACAAGAGCTACTACTGCAACGTGTGGCATTGCGGCGGCATCACCATCCGAGCGACGGTGAGCCCCACGAAGCCCAACCATCACATGTACCAGCTCGTACCTTACAAAGAGGTGCTTGCATCTCAGTACGGTGTTGGTGTTCCCTTCTTGATGAAGGATTCACAGGAGACTGTCAATGCAGCAGCCAGAGAACTCATCAACAACGCAGCGCTCTCTTCGGGGCCTCAGGTGGAAGTATCTGTTGACCTTATCGAACTCGATGCGAACGAAGACATTCGGGAGATTGTGCCTTGGCGTGTGTGGCCTCGTGCTGGGGGTGATCTTGCTTATCCTGCTGTGCGCTTCACGAATATTCCAGACACTACTGAGAGCATGGCGAAGATTATTCAGATCTGGCGTCAGTTCGCGGACGAAGAAACCAACATTCCGTCTTATACGCACGGATCCCAGGCGGTAACAGGAGCTGCCGGCAAGACAGCCAGCGGCATGAGCATGATGATGGGAGCGGCGAGCATGGACATCAAGGGTGTGATTCAGAACATCGACATGTACATGGTTAAGCCATTCATCGAGGCAATGTACCACTTCAACATGTACTGGAGCGACGACGACTCAATTAAGGGCGACCTCGAGCCTGAGGCAGTGGGCAGCACCAACCTACTCGCGAAGGAAATCAAGTCTCAGCGTATCGTGATGCTGCTGCAGATGACCAACAACCCAATCGACTTCCCAATCATGGGACCTGAGAACAGAGCCAAGCTTCTTCGCGAGGCCGGCTCGTCAATGGACATCGATCCCGATGACATGGCTCCGAACCCAGACGAGGTTGATGTGCCAGGTCAGGATATGCTGGGTCAGGATCCAGCAGCGGGAGGCATGGGTACACCTGTACCAGGCGGTGGTCCTCCCGCGGGGCCGGCAGGAGCCGGTGGAGCTGGAGCTGACGCAACACCAGGCGGACCAGGCATGGATCAGGGCGTTGCACCAGTCGCGCCAGTAACAGGCACGTAATGGACACGAGCCCAGGACCATGAGACGCGAAGACGACAACGAAGAAAAAGATACTACGTTCAACATCTTGTTTATCTCACTGATCATACTTCTTGCGATGGGTGTACTCATTGGGTGACCTTGCCACACATCTAGCAAAAAGGGGTGGCAAGCGTGAACGTAGTTGAGCGGTTCATCGAGTTTGTTTACAGGATACTGTCACAGCCGTGGGTTAACGACTGGCGCAAGTACACGGCCACCGACGAAGAGTTTAAAAAGATTCAGGAGAAGCTAGGTGAATAGCCAGAAAGACTGGATCATCTATGATCACTACCGAGGACACCTCTGGTGTTTGGCGATTGAGAACACCGGTAAGGGTTGGAAGCTTTTAGAGTGGGTGAACTTTCAGATGCTCAGCAGAAACAAGCTGCGCAAGATGATCGACATGGGCTACTGGACTATGATCTCCGCGGCTCGGAGTCGTGACAAGTACACCTACGTTATCGGAGATTACAGCTTCAATCCGAAAGACATTGGTGACTACTGGAAGGGTTTGGTGGGGAAGAAGTTTAACGGCAAGCACTCGGTCTCTATCGATATCGATAAGGCTGAGTTCGAGCGACAGGTCGGTGAGCTGTTGAAGGCGCACGACATCATATATATGACCGGGGGGTAGCATGGTTAAAGTAGAGATGGATGAGAATATCGCGCAGGCGATTAACAACATTTCGACGGCTATGCCGGAAGACTGGGCGCTGATGCAGCATTACATTGCGCTCAAGCTGATCAAGACGAGAGATGAGATGGAACTCGTCAACAGCGACAGGCTGTCGGGATACTGCCAAGGTTTACGATTTCTTTTCGAGCTGTGGCCTCGCGCTATATGCAAGATCAACAACGAGACATGGTCTCGTGATAAGTGGATCAGGGGAGAAGTGGGCTTTGTCGTCAAGCCCTTAAGTGACGACTAACCAACCATTCTGCGCTCACGCGCACGGGAGGAAGACATGGGATACAAATCCCCAGAACAACTGGATGCAGACGCTGAAGCTCTGTTAAAAGAACACCAGGCCGGTACGCTCGATGACGCCAACTACGACCTCAGCGAAGACGAACCTGAGGAGGGCGCAGACCCAGCACCAGCTGAAGGCGATGATGCCGGCGAAGCAGGAGATCCCGCTAAGACAGACGAGGAGATCGCTGCCGAGAAGGTTGCATCCGATGCTGCAGCTGCAGAGGGCGACGACGCAGGCGACGCGGCAGGCAAGCCGGTCACCGGAACAGACAAGCGCGTACTCGATGCACAGAAGAAGATGCACGAGGCTACCGGCAAGTCATCGCGTCTGCAGAAGATCGCTGACGATGTGCAGGCGGAGAACGACGCGCTGCGAGCGCAGCTTAAGTCTGGCAAGACTGCAACCGTAGCAGCTACTAAGGTAAGGCTGTCCAAGGACAGGGTTGCGCAACTACAAAAGGATTACCCCGATCTGGCTGATGTCTTTCAGGACATCCACGACACCCAGGTTGAGAACGTCCAGCTCCGAGAGGATCTTAACTCGGGGTTGAAGGTCGTTAAGGCAGAACGAAGCGAGGACAACTTCATGTCCTCGATCAAAAGTATCCATCCTGACGCTGAAACAATTCAGGTGTCAGACGAATGGACAGGCTGGTTAAAAACCCAACCTTCATACATTCGGCGCGCTATCTACGAGGGAGCAACCTCTGACGAAACCGCCGAGATTATCACGAACTACAAGCGTGATACTGGACGACCAGTGCCGGGAGAAACCCAGAGCACGGAAGTTGTGGCTGAAGGCGGTGACGAGAGCGGAGAAGATCCAGCTCCCAGCGATACGCCGAGCAAATTGGAACAGGCACGCGCAGCTGCGTCGCCTACTCTTTCAAAAGGTGCTCGGCAGCGCACACCCGGCGCAGGCAAAGGCAAGACATACTCCAAAGCATCAATCAAGGCGATCAGTGAAGATCCCAAGAAGGTGCAGTGGCTTCTTTCGGAAGAAGGCGAGAAGTACCAACAGGACGTAATGCTAGCCATGGTTCAAGGCCGGATAACCGATTAAACCCGTTACAATACAAGGACCATTAGCCACTGAGGGTGGCTGGCAGTGACACCAAGTTAGGAGAAAGTCAACATGGCTTCAACTGGTGTAGCACGAACGGGAAACAATCTCCAACAGCGCAATTTTATTCCAGAAGTGTGGAGTATGCGTATGCAGGCGAAGTTCTATGCTTCGACTGTTGTTCCCGCCATCACCAATACCGATTGGGAAGGCGAGATTAAGGAGAGCGGTTCCGTCGTTCATATCCGAATCCGTCCAACCGTTCCTGTGGATGACTACATTGTCAACCAGGACATTTCGTACAGTGATCTCGAAGACGAGAAGCTGACGCTGAACATCGACAAAGCGAAGATGTTTGCGTTCAAGTGCGACGATGTCGACAAGGCGCAAATGGACATCAAAGTCATGGAAGAGGCGACAACTGACGCCAACTTCCAGATGAAGATCGCAATCGACAACGATGTTCTCGCGAACATCCATGCTTCCGCGACGACCGACACTGGTACCCTCCAGTGGACTAAGGTCAACGTGCTAGAGCTGATCGTCGATATTGCCACCAATCTTGACGAACTTAACGTTCCGAAGGAAGGTCGATGGGGCGTCATGGCTCCGTGGCAGTTTGGTCTAGTCAGCAAGTCCGACCTTAAGGACGCCTCGCTAGCTGGAGACAGCAAGAGCGTGCTCCGTTCTAAGAACGACTATGTTGGCACCATTGCCGGCTTCATGTTCTACGAGAGCAACATCCTGGCTGGCGCAAGTGTCGCGACATCAGCTGTGCCTACGCACAGCCTGTTCGGTACGAAGCATGCCGTCGCTTTTGCCTCACAGCTCAAGAAAGTTGAGCGAATCCGACAGTTGCAGAACACCTTCGGCGCTGCTATCCGTGGACTTAACGTCTACGGCTACCAGGTAGTCAAGGCGGACGCACTCGTCGACGCACCGGCTTTCAAGTAAAGCCACAATCTGTTCATTATACTGGTCCTTACAGCCCGTAAGGACCAGCGTGGTGAACCTTAACCGGTTCCGGTACCAAACCCGCCTGACAAGGTAGACATGGTCAAAAACCCGGATAGGAGAAAAAACAAATCATGGCGAGTTCACTAGAAACGGGAGATCTCTCTCTCGAAACAGCCGGCTACGAGCCCGGTATCAAGCGTTATTCAGTCCGTTACGGACCTTTCGAAGAGCGCACACTACTCATCGACTCGGAGGCTTTAATCCTCTGGGCTGGTGAGGATGGCGAAGCCGATGATGTCATGCGCATCGACGGTCCTCTTGAGATTGGCGACCTAGTGGTCGGCGGTTTCAGCGAGGCCCTGACTGCGGGTGGTGTTGCTGGTGCCATCTACGATGTAGGCGTTGAAGGCTTAACGGCCACATGTATCGTCAACGAAGGCGATGCTGACGCTGCTGCATCCGTGCTCAAGGCAGGCCTTTCTGCCACGACTGAGCCTTTCAACATGGTCAATACTGCCGAGAGTTTCGTCGACATGACGGTCTCCGCGCAGGCGATGATGGTGGAAGCAACTCCAGGTCGCTGGAAGATCACGTACTACCTGTTCAAGGGTAGCGAGAGTCGCAGAACGTACGAACAGTACACTGGCGATCCTAACGTGATGCCGCAGAACGCGGTAACGGCTGAGGCGTAAGCTTTAGAAAACAACCAACAGATGTAAGCGGGGGAGGTCATCCTCCCCCCATTCTTTTGTATACTTATAGGGTTACAAATTGAACACAGTTTGTCACCCTATAGGTATACATTTCAATCCAATACAAGGTCCCGAAAGGGCAGGAGAATATTATGTGGAAGGAAGACCAAGGAAGTGAAAAGCACATCATCGACGAGATGAAAAACGTTAAGATGATGCCTGGATTAACCAGAGATCAGATCACCGATCTGAAAACCGGTAAGATCACTGGCGAACAGCTGGCCGATCAGTTGAGAGAGTCCGGCGATCTGCCACTCAGCACTCAAGCATCAATCAAGAAAGGTCTTTTGAATAAGGGGGAGGAAGTATGAACGGCATGGTTATCATCGACAACTTACTACACGATCAGGTCATCGATCTAATCATGACAGATCTGTCAGATATCAAGTTTCGCAAGCCACATGGTGGCGGTGAAGAACGAGAGACCTTCGTTAAGAACGTCAAGCAGCACACAGAGCTGCGACCGCATCACGACAAAATCGTGGGCAAGCATTCACAGTACCTACAAGGGCTGCTCATGAAGAGCAAGGTCGTCGCTATGGTTGTGCAGCCAAAGAAGATGCGATACTTCCAGTTCAACCACTACTCTGGCGGTCAGAACTACGGATGGCACAACGACGCATCGCACATGGGCGGCTTACGCACCGACTTCACGGTCGTGATAGGTCTGTCCGATCCTAGCAGCTACGAAGGTGGCGATCACCTATTCTACCATGACGGTGAGACAAGCAGGGTCAGGGTCCAGAAGGGACAGGCACTACTCTACCCGAGCGGCGTGCTGCACCGAGTAACGCCGGTCACTAAGGGCACACGCGTCGTAGGTATCTCGTGGATCGAGTCTCTGATTAAGAGCGCTGCGCACCGAGACATGTTGATAGAAATACAGCAGCTCATGGGCTTCTGTAAAAAAAGCGAGATGGCTAGTATTCGCGCCATCAGCCTGTACGGTAACCTGCGAAGAGAGTTCGCCGGCTAGTGTGGCGCGATGATTTCGCCAAGAAGCCACGCAAGTTTGTTGGTAAGTTGTCCCCAGAAGACAACGCCAGACTACACGGGCGGGGCGAACCGTTAAAGCTGCACGAGCTGCAGAAATATTTTAAGGCTAAACCTAACAGCCAGAAGAGTTAGGTACACAATACAAGGTCCCCATCACTGGGGCAGGAGTACTATCACATGGCTTGGAGAGAGAATTTTATTTTAGGCGATGGCATCTTCACAGGTGCCGTTGACTTCCGCGGCGACGTGGAATACACAGCAGCTGGTGCTGCATCTTCGTTTGATTCTGAGGCGGACGATGTTGCCTTCTCAGGCGGCTTAGCCGCATCAACGTTCGCCGTTGCGCAGGACGACAACTCGTTTACTGGTGCTGCAGAGGGTAGTACGTTCGACGTAGAGTCGGACCTCGTTACGCTCAGCTCTGGACTAGCAGCGAGTTCGTTCGACGCCGAAGTCGATGATATCGTAATGGGAGCAGGCGCAGAAGTCGCGGCATCCTCGTACACCAACAACCAGGACGACGTGTCCTTCGCTGGTGACTTGGCTGCTTCTACGTTCAGCGTAGAGTCCGACGATGTAACCTACTCAGGCGCGTTGGAGGCTTCGACCTTCGATGTGGAGCTGGATGTTATCACGCTCGGTATCGATGCGGGATCCGCTGTCAGCATTCCGGGAGATAATGTTGAGATGCTGGGAGCCGCCGAGGCTTCTCTGCTTGACGTTGAGCAGGACATTGTCAACTTCACTGGCGGTCTGGCCGCGTCTATCTTCGATTGCGAACAGGACGACGTCACATTCTCGGGCGCACTCGAGTTAAGCACGTTTGACTGCGAGCAGGACACCATCACAATGGGTCTCGACTCAGCTTCAACATACCTGTTCGCAGGTCTGTTAGGCGCAAACGAAACTCCCCCAGCGGGAGCCAACAACGTTTGGGCTGACGAAGCCGGTAACCTGGCGGTCGTATAATGGCTAAATACGAAGAGCTAACAGTAGGCAAGCTGCGCGTTACCGAGGGTAACGTTCAGCAGCACGGGTCCAATGGTGCCGAGGTCGGAGGTTTCCGACTCGGTGCTTTGGCGTTTATGGCCACAGCTGAGACGGTAGTTATCGCAGTTCAGTCTACTCCCGTTTTGCTTGGTACAACCACTTCTGTGTTCGCGGCTAACCAGTACGAGAATGGAATCGTAAAGAACGGAGTGGTGTCTGAAGATCACCGATGGAAGGTGACCTGGAAAGGTAAGAGGTGGGCTAGAGTGTCGGCTTCAATCCGGGTTAGCCCTGCTGCTGGCGGGAATCGCATCTGTCAGTTACACTTCATGGTAAACGGAGTGTCTGCGTTTGCAGGCACACCTATATCTATCAACAACGCCAACCAAGGTATCACAGGGTTCTTGCACGAGCTAGAGATCGAGGAGGGAGACGTTCTTGGTTTAGCGCTATCCAACAATTCGGACACTAACAACATTGTTGCTGAAGGAAGCAACGCTGGTTTACCTGCAAAACTTACAGCCGGTTTCAACCTAGCTGAGAGCGACATTACCACAACGTACCTACAGGCTCACGGCTTCTGGTGCATTGAGGCATAACGATTTCGCACCCCCCGCTCCCTAACGGGAGCAACCCACTTGATGGGGGCTTAACCGCCCCCATTTTTTTTCATACTCTCTGCCACATGGCAGCGGACCCAATTCATTTGGAGGAAACCATGGCATTACAATACGAACAGGTCGACGACCTACCCGAAGAGACTCTTGTCGAAATCCTAGGCCCACGGGCAGAGGGCAAGACCGAGGCTCAGATGCGAGCAATCGTTAAAGGCGCTCTACGTGCAGACGAGGAGACCATCAACGAACCAGAGATGGATGCAATCGCCGAAACATCGCACGAGGTTGTCGCAACGGAAGAGGTGAAAGATCCAGACCGTGACCGCGTGATTATGGGGTCGGTGGAGGATGCTAAGGATAGTAATCCCGACACAACAGCGGAAGAGACGATAACTATATCCAAGGTCGACTTCGAGAAGGTTATCGCCGACATCGCCGAGATCCGGCGAGAAAACCGCGAGATGAAGAGTAGCATCACCTCGCGCAACAAGATGACCCGTAGGGTAAAGCAGGAGATGGCGCACGAGCGCTGCCGTGTCTCCGATACCTTCAGGGACATCTTGGCGGAGTACAGGCTCTACAAGCAGCAAGGTATAACCAAGCAGATCATTGTTAAGCGCACGTTCCAAGTTGAGAGCGAGGCGTTCAAGAATGGTCGGTATGCGCCGTGCGCTGCT